CAGCATTGCATCTACATCATCTGCAGGATTTCCTGTAACTTCTGTTGCTTCAAAAACTTGTAAAAACTGTTGTTTGAATACACTGTAATCTAATGCATTCTTTCTAATAGATTTAATAACATTAGATTCTGCATCAACTAGTCCAAAAATAGCAGGCAGTAAACTTCCTTGATGTTTAACGTATCTGTTTCCAAATTTATAAAGATCGCTTACATCTCTAGCATTAGACGTATTATTAAATTTACCTTCAACCCTAATATCATTTTCAAATATAGTTTGAACATGACTACTTACACTTCCTAAAGTAAAAGTTTGTAAATCGTTATTCTCACTGTTGTTAAGCAAATTAACAGGTGGTTCATAAAAACCAAACTGTGTAGGTAATCTATCTGTTTTTATTTTAGTAACAAGTCTATTATCTGCTAGAATTGTTTCGTTAAAATTTAAAAATAATTTTTTGTTATTATTACTACGTGATAATGTAAAACCTGTTTGTGGTTTTAAGATGTTGCCAGAATATTCCACAATAATATCATCTTCAGTAAGATATAATCCAGGATCTTTGATTGCAGTAATTTCTAAAATTGTTGTAGGATTTACAGTATCATTTAATTGAATAATTCTTTGATTTAGTTTATTTTCAACTAAACTCCATCCTGACTCAAAAACGCTTTCAGTTAAACTTTTGTTTACTTTAATTACGCCTGCCGCAGTGTCTTGCACATACGAAACACCATTTTCAGTATATGTAAAACTTTTATCGTCCCAATCAAATTCAAATGTTATATCGCCAATGTTTGCTACGTTTTGATATTCGATTGGAAAACCTAATACAGGATCATTTTCTCCTGTGCCTATTTTGTAACTTACAAGTTCGTTACCTTGGAAATTTTGCACTCCGTATTTTGTGTCAGTAAAACTTACGCCACTAGCATCAAATAAATCAAATTTAGGTGCTTGGTTTAATTCTGTTTTTTGCTGTCCTTTTAACCAATCACTGCCGTTGTAATACCAACTTGTGCCTTTATTGTTTGTACCATTAGTTACAACTAACCCGTGTCCTTGTGTTGCTGTTTCTACTTCTTTTAAATGGATTCTTGATTGGCCACCGTGATTAACAAAATCAACTTCGTATATTTTTCCACGTACAGTTATATCAGGATCTGCATTAAAAGTAACTCTCATACCTTTTACAAGATCTACTTCATCAATATAATAACCAATATGTCCTTCTATTTCGCTAAAGGCATCAGTAGTAACTGTATCAATAAGATCTATATTACCTAATGCTTGTGTGGCAAAATCATAAAGTTGTATATTAGGTAAAAACTCAATAATGGGACGCTTTGCTCTACTGTCTTCATCAAATACAGCATTTGTATTATTATATTTTGCTGTTACTTCAATAACTTCTTTATGGAACCAACGATTATATCTACTCCAAGGGTTTTTATCTATACTGGCTCTGTTAATTGTAACATACTCAGGAGTTTCTGCAGAACTTTCTGCGTCATCATAAGGTGTTTCGTCAAAACTTTCAATGTCAAACTCATAATCAAAATTTTGACTGTAACCTTCTGGTGTATCAAATTCACTTACAGGTAATAATACTATTTCTTTTCCTACTCCGTCAACATAGAAGTTTTTGTTTTTGTATCTACTCGGAGTAACATCTCCTGTAAAATTTACTTTTAATCCGTTAGTAAAAACAACACCATTAGAACTTGTATATTCTTTTTTACCTAAAATTTCTGTTGGAATATCAATATTAAGTTCGTCAACAGCATCTNTAATTTCAAAAATACCTTGCATTTCTTGATGATTGCCGCAAGTATAATAAAGTATGTCTGGAGCACCTTTTGGAATAGTAAAAACAACTGCTCCGTTTTCTGTACCATTATTAGTAATACCATCTTCGTACTGATCTAAATCGCCTGTAGTTCTAGCAAGTTTAATATAAAAAGGATGCCCAGGTGCATTTACTTCAAACTTATAAGTTGCACCTCTATATAATTTGATAACAGGATTAGAACTGCTTCCGTCTGGAGTGAATACCCAAGCACTACTGTTTTGATTTGTAACATTGAACGAACTTACACTGCCTTCTGCAAGACCTGTAATTGTAACAGGACTTGGTCCTTGAGGTAACCAATAATACTGTCTGTAGTTAGAAATTTTATCAAAATCAATATGCGGATTCCAAGCATAATACTTACTAGAAAATAGTTTATTGTGATTTTCTGTATTTCCGTTAAAAAAATCTAGTTGATTAATTAGATCATCATAAGTTGCTAACCATTCTGTTCTATCATCAAACTCATCTCTAATAACAACACTCGGTAATAGATTGTATCTTCTTCTATTAGAAGTTGGTTCTGTTATATATCTATCATTAGGTTTTACAGTTTTAGCATATCTGCTACCTACGTAACCGTTAATTTTTTCTAACTGTCCTTTAGATATTAAAGTATCTAAGGTGGAGCCTAAGAACTTTTTATTTGCTTCTGTTCTAAAGAACAAAGGTAATAGTGTTGCACTATTTCTATACTTGTCTTTATTCACTGAATTTACAGGAACATTATTGTTATCACTAAATGCCATTAGTAGATAGAACCTCCGTTACTTGAAGTATTACTTGAACTTGATGTAACGGAAACAGTACCTACTGATTCAACGCTACTAATAACATTGCCGCTTGCTTGTAGATTAGAGGCTGTTATACTATCAATAATTTCTACGTTGTCAACTGTTGCACTGCTAATGAAAATTTCATCAGACTTGCTAATAATTTGGAAAAGACTTCCAAATGATTGGTTATTACTTCTAGGAACAATTACAATGTTAGCCAAATCTGGTGCCATAAAATTATGAATAAATGTTGCTAATTCTGTAAAGAAAAAAGTATCACCAAAATCCCAATTCCTTAAAGTAAAGAAACTGTTAATTGCGTTAATCACACCGCTTTTTAATTGATTATCACTTATAACACTTTGAGCAGTTCTTACAAGTTTAAATTGTGCTTGTAAATCTGTGTCTGCTCCAGGACCAAACAATGGTCTATATTTTACACTATGGAAAATCATTGTATCACTAATAGATTTAACATTTTGTAATGCAGGCTCAAACTGACTTCTTAGTTGTTCAGAACTGGGTGCTTCTGGTAGTTCACTACCGTTATAAATTGCTTGCCTATATGAATTATCATAGTTTTGTGTTAACACATATAAATCAATAATGTTTGTTTTACTAGGATCTAATCTACGATCATTTTCTGCATTATGAATATATTGGAATTTGATGTTATCTCTACCCGGTTTTGCAAAGTATGAGTTTTCTAAATCAAGTGCTCCTGTTGTAGAATTATAACTTTTGATTATATTTTCAGTTGACCCGTAAAAATAAAATAACTGACCATTAGTGTAATCACTTAATGCAGGAATACTAGTCTCACTATCAAATATAACAAAACTACTTGCATCTACTTTTTTAGCAACTGTGGTGTTTCCAACAACTGTGTTTTGAAAGAATACAAACTTATCTCTATAACCCCTTGCATCANTAGATTCAGGACCAACCAAATTGATAAAACTATCAGGGTCGTCAACCATGCCATCATCGTCACTATCATACAAATTAACTTCTACTCTGTTAACATCTTCATAGCCGTCTGGATTTCTTATTGTTCCTGTAATTTCCCATTGATAGTCTTTATCTAAAATTGTATCTGTTACAGGATCTTCGTTAACTTTAAGAACTTTAATTTGGTCTTTAATTACCAACCCAGTTTTTGTGTCGATTGTTTTTCCTCTTGCATCAACATAAAACTGTACAAGGTTTTCACTTTCAAATCTGTAATCTAATCCTCTGTAAGTAACAGTGTATGTTTCGCCATCTGTTTCAAATAGTACAAACCAACTTTTATCGGACTTAGTACCTGATAAGTCGCCTTGTCTGTCTAAACTAAAAGAATCAACAGTGTTTACATTTGCATTTGCAATAATCTTCCATGTAAGCGTTTGCTGATCATATCGAATTCCAAAACTCTTGTAATTAAAAACTAGATCAACAATCTCTGTTTCAATATCACTAGGTAAATCTGTTACAATATTTGGAACAATTTCGCTTGGTATTGAAAGATTAGGAATCTTTTCACTTAATATAACAGGACCTGTTCCGTCATCTAATGCGCCAACACCTCCGTTTGATCCATCACCAACTACATTTAATACTTTTGTCCATATATAATCTCTAGTTGTTTTAGTTTTTGTTGTTGTAAGTTCACCATTAGGTAAGAAATATCTGCCACTAGGTGGAACAAATTTAATCATAGAATCTACAGCAATAAATCTAAAGTTATTGCCTGTAAATTCACCAACTGTAATTGGTGCACCGTTAACAGTATTTCTAAAATAACCTGTGCTATTTGTGCTTGCACTAGTTGACTGCACCCAATCAATGTTTAATCCAGCAGTCTGAATTCTTGGAAACTGATCATAATAAAAACTCTTTGTTCCTATGCCTGATATAATAGGTTCTATTTGATTACGTACAGCACCTAAAATATCATTTCTAGTATTAAAAGTAAAACTAAAATCTATTTCATAATCGTTTTTGTAAAGTATTCCATCATCAGCAATAATGTTTGTGCTTGAATACTTTCCAGTTGGATCTTTAATTTCGTACTGTCTGCTAATTCCACTGCTTGCTCTGTTTACTGCTTTTGTTTTTACAATTTGTGGATTTGAAGTTAATGGAAAAGTATTGTAATCTTCACCAGTTACCATTCTATTTTGTGTGTAATAGGCTTGTGGTGCATTTTGTCTAATTGAACGTGTTGTTTCAGTAGCAGAAGCATTTGTGACTGTGCTTTGTAATGCACACTGAATAGTCAATGTATTTTGTTGTCCACTTTTACTAATATAAGGAATATCAATTACAATATTTTGCAATTCTGCTGGTTTAATACTATATGACAAACCATTTGAAACTCTATAGTAAGTTCTAAAATTACCTCTTGGAAGATCTCCAAAACTGCCATCAGCAAAATTTAAACTAACTTGATCATTATCTCTTGAAATTACAGTGTATATAGATCTATTGTCTCTAGCAACTGAGTTGTAAACTGCATTACTACCAATAGTGTTATCTAATTTAGTCCACTGTCTAACAAAGTTACCGTTAGCATCTAGTTGCCATAACCAAACATCTGTATTGTTAATATTATTTGTATCTAAATTAATAACTTCGTTTGCACTTGGATCATTTATTTGAAATCCTGAAGTAAAAAGTTCCCCTTGTTTAAAGTGTAAGAAAAATCCAGTGTTTTCTGAACTGTTGCCTCTTTTATCATTTCTATATAAAATTCCTAAGTTGTTACCTGGAAGGGGTGTTTCTTCTCTAATGTTTTGATTAAACAGTGTTGCACTGACAACATTAAATTGTGTATTAATTCCAGAAATAGATTTAGAAAATTTAAATGAAGGCACATCGCTAGTTCGTGTGTTTATTCTATAAACATCAGTTTTAATTCCGCCTACAGTGTCTGACGCAGTGGGTTTTCCGTATGTAGTTGTTCCTGAAAACGTATTATTCATAATCGTAATAATTTGCTCTAACCAATTAGCATTAGAGTCATCGTTCCATAGAATAAATCTATTTCTTAATGTTACGCCTGAACTGTCTCTTAAGTTTTCAGTTGTTTGAACTCCTGTAATTTTAAGATTTCCACTTGCACAGATATTTCTTTTGTTGTTGTATCCAACTAATCTTGCTAATCTTAAAACACTTTCTTTCTTTTGAGCAGTTTCAATAAAATTTTCTCTAGCGTTTAGATCTGCTCTAAATGACAAACTTTGGCCAAGATATGCAATAACATCAATCAGCGCCAAATATTCACTACTTTCAATATAATCGTTAAAATCTTCTGGATAATTTTTGCGTAGATAGTTAATCATAGNCCTACGAATAGTAGGAAAATCATAGGATGTAAAGTCAGCATCAGTAAAAGATCTATAGATCTTAGTCCAATCTTGATTTACTAAAAGCGAATTTTGTCTGTCATAAGTTGCCATGCAAGTATTTACCTTAAATTATAAACTGCGTATTTTATTTTATACAGTACTAAGACCATTTTCTCTATCAAATGTATAGACTATTTTTTCTATCTGAGAATAGGCTACAAACTCTAATTCTATGTTTAGTTGTATTCCGTACTCTCGTTCGATAATGTCAATGGTTCTGGCCTGTACCCTAGGATCTGATGCAATTACCTGTTCAACATCAGCAAGCAAAATCTCTCTAGTTTTTCGATCTAATGGTTCATATAAAGTATTCCAAATTACACTTCCAAAGTTAGGATTATAAATCTTTTCACCTTTTTTAATGTTAAAATGGTTCAGTATATCCTGTTTGATAAGTTCTTGATCGTATAAAGCAAAACTTTTACTGTTTTCGTTTACAGTACTTGTGCCTCTATATAACTGCGATCGTGTTTGTTTAGCAGGATTATTACTGTTTTGTGATTTAAGTGTTATTTGTTTATACTGTCCCATACTGTTATTTAACTCCTTTACCTACCAGCAGTTTCTCTGTCTGTTGCGGCAGTATTTGTCTCTTGTTTATCAGCACCTTCGTGTTTAGCCCACGGTTCGTGTTGCGGAATTCTCAACATAATACTATAAACAGGATTTTCCCCTGCATAGTATGATTCATTCCAAGGTCTAGAAGTATCTGTTGTAGGATTTTCAAATACACCTAGTTCTCCAACATTGGCTGTACCTTCTGCACTTGGATGGAAAGGGAATGGTATGTTTGTAGCAAGTGCTGAAACCGGTACCGGCGTTGCTGGTGTTGCACCAGGCCCAGGCAGGTTAAGATGCACT